GGCAACTAGAGCAGGTAAACAAGTATCTAAACAGCCAAAGAAGATTGCAAGAAAGACGAGAGCTTATAGAAAGGTCACATAAATGGCAGTAGTAGTCCCAGACATACCAGACCTGTTTGAAGAGGCGTATGCAAGAGCAGGGTTAGAATTAAGAACAGGTAATGATTTAAGAAATGCCAGACGTAGTTTTAACTTATTAACTATGGAATGGCAGAACAGAGGGCTAAATCTTTGGACAATAGCATCTGGAACATTGTCACTTACCTCAGGCACAGCGACATATACTATGCCTACAGATACTGTAGATATATTAGAGCATCAGATTAGAACAGGCACTGGAACAAGTCAGGTAGACACAAACTTAACAAGAATAAGTGTATCTACATATGCACAGCAAAGTGCAAAAAATACACAAGGCAAACCTACACAGATATTTGTGCAAAGACTTGCAGGCTCTGTGACAGTTACAATGTGGCCAGTACCAGATAGCGCAGATACATATACATTATCTTTTTTTAGAATTGTTGGTATAGATGGTATAGATTCCGGCATAGATGGAACTACTACATCCTTTGTGCCACCTAGATTTGCACCATGCCTTGTTTCTGGATTGGCTTATTACATAGCTATGAAAAGACCAGAGGTTGCAAATAGAGTTGCGCCACTAAAGCAAGAATATGAGTTTCAATTTGAATTAGCAGCGGGAGAAGATCAGGACAGTTCTTCTGCTAGGTTTGTCCCTTACAATACTTTCTATGGAGGTTAATATGGCAAAAGTAAAAGATGGCAAAATAATAAAAGATGAAAAAAAAGAGGCAAAAAAGAAAAACTTCTTGGGAGGAACAAGGTCTTTTAGTATCAAAAAAGGCAAATCTGTTAAGCAACAAAGATCTGATATAATAAAAGGAAGAGCTGAGAGGCTTAAAGCAGATGCAAAAAAACAAGGAATTACAGTAGATCAGCTTAAAAAGAAAAGATCAGATACATTTTCTACAGTTTTAGCTCCTTTAACACTTGCTCCTGCAGGTAGGGCCGCAAAATTATTGGGTAAAGGTGCAAGCAAAATTAAAAATGTTTTTAAAAGCAAGCCAAAAGCTACAACTACAAAAACAACAACGACTACAACCTCACCTAAATCAACTGGTGGCGTGAGATTTTCTAGAAAAAAACCAGCTACAACAACAAAAAAACAAAAACAACAATCAGTTTTAGCTGCTAGAAAACAAAAGCAAGCAGCAACAAAGAAGGCAGCGCCAAAAACAACATCTAGAAGTAGAGTTAAATCTTTTGTTGCCAAAAATAAAAAACCATTAGCTTTAGGCGCAGGTGTGGCCGCTGGTTCAACTGCTTTATTATCTGGACCAAAAAAAGCTCCTGCAAAAAAAACGCAAGCTATGCCAAAACCAAGACCTAAAAGCATTAAACCAGCCGCTCCTAAAAAAGCAACACAAAATGTTGCTCCTAAAATGAAAAGAACAAATATTACTGCTGGTAAAAATACTGGATTTGGACCAAAAGGAAATATTTTTCCTTCTAGCGAAAAAAGAAGAAAAGAGCTTATGGAAAAGTATGGCGGGACTGGATCAGCTGCAGCTAAAGCTGCTGCACAGGGAACGCAAGGTAATATGGTCACCAGAGCTGCTGGTGGTTTAAAGCCTGTACCAGAGGGGAACAAAGGAAAAGGATTAAGCAAACTGCCTACAGAAGTTAGAAATAAAATGGGATTTATGAGAAAAGGCGGTAAATTAACAAAGAAGAAAAGGTATATTTAATAATTGTCGAGACTTATCTGCAACCTGCCTGCTATAAATTTATGGGTTAGGAAAGAATATTTAAGAGATCATGAAGATGGTCATGGTGAGTTTGTAAAAGGTGTATGGATATCTTGTAAGTCTTTACCGGGTAGAGCTTTTTATTTTGAAACATACTTGCCAGAATATGGCGCAATGTTTGACAAATTGCCTATAAGCGCTTTTGTAAGTGAGCCTAAAACACCAAAGCCTGATTTGCCTTTGTATAATTTACAGTTTTGGAATTGTATGGACTACAATGTAACTTGCATACAAAAACAATTTATAGGGTCTATGAGTTACGAAGTTTACACAAGAGACGCAGGGTCAGTAAAAGGATCTTATGTGGCAACGCTTGATAATTATCATGGTGATATAGATACAGTTGATTTTAGCACCAGTGAAACACCTGAAGAGCATAAATCACATAATATTATAGAGTTAGAAAATGGTCAGTATTGTTTATATCCAAATAATAGAACTAGGATATATGATAATAGTTTAACACCTGCAGAGCCATTAACGCCTGATTTTAAAGTTAGTACACATTATTATCAGGTAGAAAACGAGAATAAACTAGAGAGATTTGGAGATAGTGAAGAATATTTCTATAAATCAAAGAAAGAGAAGTAATGCCTTATTCAGTTGGTAAATATGCATACGGTATATGCGATAAGACAGGATTTAGATATCCGCTTAGGGAATTGATACCAGAGATTAGAAACGGTGCCAAAACCGGTATGATGGTCGGATATGATGTTGTTGACCCAGATCACCCACAGAATCATTTAGGTAAATTTAAAACTGATGACACTCAGTCTTTATTGAATGCAAGGCCAGATAGAATAGAACCCGCAACAGAGAGACTATTACTTGTTGATCCTTTTACAACCGCGGCTGCAGTAAGCGGTAGCACTGTTGTTACAGTGACAGAGAAAGATCATGGGAGATCTACATCGGACAGAGTAAGATTCAGAAACTGCTTAGGTTTTGATGGATTAACAGCAGCTAACTTTAACTTAGCTACAGGATATGTTATAACTAAATTAACAGATGATACATATACTATTACTGTTTCCGCAGAATCTACATCTGGGTCTATCACAGGTGGCGGGGTTTTTGCTACAGTAGGACCAGTTACTTTGGAGGCTTAGATGAGCTTTACATTTGCGCAGTTAAAAACAGCAATACAGGATTACACTGACAATTCAGAAACATCCTTTGTAAATCATCTATCTGACTTCATAAAAGCAGCCGAAGAAAGAATATTTAAGAATGTTGATTTAGAGATAT